GATATTCCTTATAGGCTTTTGCTTGCTCAGCAGTGATACGTCCATCTGCCTGTAATTTGCTTAGACTAGCATCTTCATTTTTATCCAGACTATAGAGTTCTGCTTGGCTTTCTACCACCTTGACGACAGCTGCTTTCCCCTTATCATTGACTGCATCCTTTTGCTTAGTTAAGTTTGGCACAAACAGTAAGAGTAGGACGCTAATGATAAGAAGGACCACTAACATTTCAATCAAGGGTACTAAAATTCTTTGCTAGAAAATACTTTCAGAGCAAACAAAAAAACCGCAAGCAAATGCCTGCGGTTTTAGTGTAATTAAATTTTGCTTTCTAGTAAATTTAGTCTACAGTACCCCATAGAGTGATACGGTTGCCAGCCTCGTCAGTTTGTCCGATAGCCATATAGTTTCGGTTGCCAGAGGCACCTACAAAGCTGATCCAACGATAGCCATTAGCTGAACCTTTAGAGTCGTATTGAACGGTCTCTCCTGGTTCATAAACTGCCACGACATCACTTGTTAGGTTTGGAGCACGTCGTACATTGATATGAGCCTCACCGACTGTAAATGTACCGTCTTCTGCCTCAAGGACAATCTCGTCAGTTGTTGGCTCTGTCTCAACTTCTGAGACATCATCTGTGCCGTCCTCGTAAGGAGGCACGATATAACCAACGATTTCCCCAACTGTTCGCTCATGATAACGAGCAGGGCCGCCGACTTCCAAAAAGTCCCAGTTCCCGTCAATGTTTTGCTCAATGGTCTTGACAGTCAAGCCGTCACTATCTTCAACAGTAAGACCTGTGTGGCCGTAATTGACACCGTCACCAGCTACAAAACTCTTGACAAAGATCCAACCAGCCTCAGGATAAGCGACATCATAACGGACATCTACTCCTTGGCTTTCAGCTGAGGCTAGCAAGTCATAGGCGTTACCGTATAGGCTGACATCGAAAAATTGGCGCATGATGTAACATGGCAAGTCTGCGCACTGCGTACCATACGCACCGTCGTTGTCCACGCCCATTCCGCTATTTGCTAGATTATGGGCAAATTGTAATACTTCTGCTTTAGTTGACATATCTTATCTTATCCTTTCTTTGGCTGATCATAGTCCAGAGCTTGCGTACTGTCAGACAATCCTGATGTAGTAGGGTCAGAAACGACCCCAACCAAAACAAGCAATGTAAGAGCTGTATTAGCTACATCATTGATGTTGTCAGGCAATTTAAAGCCTAGTTGTTGCGCTAGCAAGATTGCTGTAGCAACGATAGCAGCAAGAGTCGCTTTATTCTTAAAGCGTAATTTCCAGTTAATTTTCATTTTTAATTCCTCTTTTTTTATTTATTTATTGTTGTTAGTTACGGCAAGCGGTCAGGCCATGGGTCTGATGTTAGGTAAGAAATAGCGCTGACACGGATGTCTCCAATATCTTTATTGGTAGGCACCGGGTCAGTAAACTGAAATCTCAGCATATTACCATCTCTACTTCCTCCTAAATACCATGTACCGTAGGGCGTTCCTGCGTCATTGTATATACCTCCAATAAGACTAAACTCGGAACGGAAACCTTGAGGTATTCCACCTAAACCTAAAATGAAACAATTTCGGTCACGGTCACTAGGTTGCAAGACATATCCGGGGCCTCCCCGTCTTACAATACCAAACCAGCCCCAACTTAACCCACCAAATTGATAAGTAACCATGTTATTTACACGTCTGATTTTTAAATAAGAAGCTCCTAGCTTTGAAACAATAGGGAGGTTGATCCATCCGGTATCACCCATCAGAACCTCCCAGCCCTGATTATCATTGCCAGAGCGTTTGATCCATTTGAGAGCTTTATTTGTAATAGCGGTATCAACATAGGTAGTACCAACAGGGGCGGTAACTCGACCGTTAGGCATCCCGACACCGTGTATCTCATACTCAGATACTTGTCCGCCTGTGTTAGCTGGAGCGCTTGGTAGGACAATGCTCCCACCACCACCTGACAAGCTGACAGTATTGCCGCTTAGGCTGAGCTTTTGAGGCTCTTTTTGCTCGATAGTTGCAAGCCTTTGCTTGACTCCACTATCATTGTACGGCTGAGGGATTTCTGACTTTTTGGCGTATTCTCCAAGATCTTGGTGTTGAGTAAGGTATCCCTTGCCAGCTAGAGACTCCTCAGTCACGAATTGTGAGACATCTATCTCTTTCTTATTCTCAAGCTGTCCCACTCGTTCCTTGAGCTCTGTGTCATTGTACGGCTCAGGGAGCTCTGAGTGTTTAGCGTAGCCATCCAGGCTCTGATGTTGAGTGAGATAGCCTTTACTCTCTAACTCATCTCTTGTTACTAAATTGCTAGTGTCCACGGATGGTGTATTGTCAGGCTTGGCTTTTAAAGTCTCAATGTCGTCCAAAATATGAGCTACATCGCTCTGATTAGCCTTACTTGCAAACTCAGCTCTCAGCTCACTGTCATCATAGGTTGTGGTAGGGGCGTTGTTTTTAGGCAGCAAGCTCTCAAGCTCATCCTTTGTCACAATGTTATTGACATCTATGACACGCTTGGTCTTTGACTCCATGACAGGTGCCTGAGTAGCCTTGTCAATTTCAGAGATTTTGACATTGAATGAGAAAGCATACACATCAGCAGATTTCTCAACTTTCTCAAAATAGATGTATCCTGCGACTGTCTCACTTGCAATTATCAAAGAATTATCAAACTTGACTGTAAAGCTATTGCCGTCTATTACAGCCTCAACCTCTTTATAGCGCTTAGTGCCTTTAAAGTAAAAAAGACAGATGACTTTCTCAGCTGTGAGCTCATTCATCGTGAAATGAAACTCAGCTATCTCTTTATCTTTGCTGTAGAGCTCATGCTGGAGCTTATCAATTCCTCTGATGTTGCTTGTCAGCTCTATCTTTTTGTTGATGATTTTTTCCAATTTTTGCCCTCCTTTCTAATAAAAAGAGAGCCTACTAGGCTCTCACTTCTAAAATGTTGTATTTGCTATACAGACTATCAATGTATCCATTGCCACCTAGTTTTTTGTAACTAGCGTGCATTTTGTGAATGATATCAGATTCATGAATCGTGGTATATCCACGATTGATAGCCGTAGTCATGTCTCTCTCTAATCTTAGATACATTGTAACTAGATGAGCCTCATCATGTACTACTAGCTTATCGTTAACCTCACTTATTTTCCTGTTGTTATCCTCTCCAACTTCTCGAATGTCATTCACTGATGAGTGGATAGTGCCTAGCTCGTCTTTGAGTTCGTGAAACTGTTGTTTGTTCAAGTTTCCAGCCTTTATTGTCCGAACCCCAAACCAACCAGCGACAACTGCCCCAATCGTTGTAGGGTTTGTCAAGGCATTTATTATTTTTTCAAATATATCAACCCATGTCATAACCTCCCCCTATCTAATCAATACGGGGCATGACTACGGTCAAGACGCCTTGTTGGAGCATTTCAGCAAGTGACTGCTCTTTGTATGTGTAGCCCTCAGTAACTTGCATTTGAAGCTTAAAGATAGTTTGCGTACCCTTTGGCCATTTTGGATTGGTATCAAATGGATAAGCGCCTGCGATAATGTCTCCGTTGTTATAACGTTTATCCTTAGCAAGTGGCTTGATGAATGCAGCAACCTTGCCATAAGCGTGGGTAGGCATGCCACCATTTTGAGAGACTGCCAAGGCAATCAAGACCTCAGTGATAGCTGATACCGTGTCAAGATTTTCCTTGTTTTCGGTTGCTGCTTGCTCAGCTTGAGCCGCTGCCTCTTTGTTCTTTTGCAATTCTTGAGCTACCTTGCTGAATTTCTCGTTTTCAGCACGCTGTGGAAAGTTTTCTTGATAGATAACATCAAGAGCAAGGTCAAGCAATTCTGTATTAGACAAGCTGATTTTATCAGCTGGCAATAAGATTGGAACATTTGCCCCATTTGCATTGACTAAAGTGACCTTAGTGGCTGATACTGCACCACTTCCATCATATTCTAAAGATTTTGAACCGTATTCTAGTTTCATATATTCTCCTTTTTTCTAAATTTTAAATGAAATATTGTCAAAGTTGAGCCATGTGTTGTCAACGTTATTTTTTACAACTATTTCTCCCGATGTTAAAATGCATAAAACCGCGATTGAAAAATCATCGTTGAGCGCAAAAATGTAAGTTGAATGTAGCGGTCTAAAACCTACTGGTAATCGAGCTATAACCGTTCCATAAGCTGTCTTTCCTTTTGAACCAACTCCACGAAAATAAACAACGCCGTCAAACGATTTGGAATACTGGATGCCATTGTGATCAGGATGATATACCCAACCGTTTTGCAATGGTAGATTTTGCCAATCAGTGCCTTGAGTATGACTCTGAATATCGTCTTTTGTAGCAACTTCTTTCCATTGCGACGGTTTCCACTCAGTATTGTTATTGTAAGTCCTAAAGAAAAACCTGTTTGAGGTTACTCCTGTAAAAAATTGCACGCCTTTCCAACTGTCAAGCCAATAATTTTGGAATAGTCCCCAATCGTTGCCAGTAGGGTTATCTGCGTACTTTCCACTTCTCCAACCAAACTCTGTCCCTTTTTTGTTCCAAACACCATCCCATTGAGCACTACCTCTACTTAAACTTCCATCATTATTAGTCAGCTGATATTGTTGAATAGGCTGGTCATTAGCGTATATGTCGCCTTTTACATCTAAGGCGCCACGCTCACGTATTTTGTTGACCCCGACACCTGAGCGGTCATAAGAGAAAACCACGCTTTCCGTGGCCACGTTGACCATGAACTCGGTACGAGTGAATTTGTCCTCTAGTGTGCCGATGACAACCCATGATTGATTAGCTAGGTAGTTTCCTGCAAGATTAGCCTGAGAATTGACTAGACTTGATATACTTGTCCAGGCACCAGTCGCTTGACCGTTGTCCACTTGAAAGTTAGTAGTCCCAAGCCTTGCGACCTTGAAAGTCAAGGTCATGGTGTTTCTTTGACGACCTGCCACTGTGAGAGGTGCTATCTTGGCATTTCTCGTAGCGGTCAATGTGCTAGAGGTTGAGCCTGTTCTTGCAATACTAAAGCTAAGAGCAGGTGCAAAATACTCAAGAACTGTGACAGATACCTCACTAGCGTCTGACCATCTACCACGGCTATCAGATACGCTTGCCCTGATTTTGATTGTGCCGTGATAGTTCATAATACCAAGACTCCCACCGTTTGAGCTCGTAGCTTGGTTTCTGCCTACGATTTCAGCACGATAGCCAGTTATAGATGAACCATAGACACCTTTAGCACCATTGAAAGTAACCTTGATGTTAGAGATGATTTGGATGAACGTGTTACCGCTTGGTATGAGGTTTTGTGCTGCACCATTCAAGTCTGACAGTGTGATACCTGAAAAAGTAGGCTTGACATTACCTGGTACACTTGCAGTGAATGTCGTTGACTGTGTTCCAGTCTTGGTAGAGCCTGAATAAGTATCAACATAGATTGTACCTGTACCACTTGCTGAGTTCGGGATGTCATTTGCAAAATCAAGGGGGATTGTCCAGCTAGTAGATGTGTCTACATTGCTTGCAATCGTCCCTGACTTGCCAGCCCACTTATAGCGTAAGGTATGCTTAAAGCTCGGATTTTGACGGTTAATGTTGATAGTGATAACACTACCAATAACACCAGCACCGACTCTCACAGAGCTTGAACGTGGGATAGTGGTCAATCCTAAGCTACCTGATACTGTGATTTCTCTGTGCAATCCATTCTCAGGATAGAACGTACAAGACAGAGATACAGTTCTCGTTCCGTCCGAATTGTGTTCAATGACACTTGAACCACTAGCAAGAGTGGTCTCACTTCCTGACGTCTCCCACCTTGGATAGCTAGTGTGGACATTTGAACCATTAAGATTTAGGAAGAGTGAGCTGTCTCCAGTCTTATTATAGGTACGGTAGCCACCTGCGTGATTTACTGTAATTCTCCAGTTCACTGTTGAGGTGTTAGCTGTGATGTTTTGAGAGGCTTGGTCTATGTATACATTAAGATACAAGCTCCCACTTGAATTACTAAATTTTGCCATACTTCCTCCTTTTAGCCTACGTACCTGATGACATTCATATCAGGATTGATATGATACTGCTCTTCTCTAAATCTGCCTATTTGGATAGTCTTAGAGAAAATCCCGTTCTCAATGTGGATAACACCTTGAGAAATATACATAACCTCTACACCAGCGCTAAACATTGAGATACGGCCGTTTGGGCTGAATAACATACTGGATGAACCATCATTTTTACCGATGACTAAGCCTTCGTTTGATGAGCTCATGTAGCTATCAATGAAATTCCAGCGGTCAGACAATTCTCCAAGGTCTTTGGCAATATTAGAGACACGCTGACTGGCTGAAATTAAATCCGTTTCAGCTTGAGCTCTTGCCTCCTCATTTGACTTGACAAAGTCCTGATAGGCACTTATCCAGTTATCAAGCGTATCAGCACTTGCCTTGGCCTCAAGCTCAGCCTGGATAATACCAGTTTTCTCATTGAGCGCATTCAACTGCTCTTGAGTGAGCGCTTGGTCAGCTTTAGAGTCAATACTATCCTTGATTTCTTTTAATTGAGCCTCATCAATAGCTCCCTTGTCCCCTTTGTCTCCTTTAGGGCCAGGGTCTCCTTTCAGACCTGGAGCTCCAGGGGCACCTCTTAAACCATCAAGCGCATTGATAAGCGTTAATTGCTCAGAGGCTACCTCTTTATTATCAATCCATGCTGAAACGGTCAAGACCATTTTTTGGTCAATATCAGAGGCTCTCACAATGTATCTAGCACTTGTAGACTTAATGACATCACCCACAGTCCAACGCCATCCGCTATTGATGACCTTGTTACCTCGCATTAAGGTAGGTGTCACAATCGTCTGACCTTGGCCATTCTTAAAGGCTACACCGTTATCTGTGGCAAGTTTGATAGTGTAAGGCTTAGCCTCTTCAATCATTCTGTCTAGCTGTTGTTGAATACCTTGAGATAATCTATTTTCAAGCGCTTTTGCGTTTGAAAAAGTTGTCTTGTTGTTTTTCGAATTGGTAAAGCTGATGGTCTGCTCAGATACCCTCATTTCAAGTAAGAGAGTAGGGCTAAATCCGTCATCATAAACCTTGACTGTATCTCCGATGTCTAGATCTGCAAAGCCCTCTGCCTCATAAGTGACTGCTGGGTAACAGTTCTTTTTGAGCTCACGGTAGGCGATAGAGCGGATGGTCTCAGGGTTTGAGCTTTCAACCGTCATATCTTTTCTTGTATACTGGTCAAGGTCTCCAGTGGCATGAGTGAAAGTAGATGGATACATCTGCATAGAAAGAGGAGCTACTAGATAAGCTCCCATTTGATAAAATTCACGCTCGCCTTTGGTATTCTTTACTTCCCAGGTTCCAAGACCACTAATGTCTATGATGTTCCCTTGGTCGTCCTTTCCTGTAGGTTTGACTGAGTTATAGATACCTGTCTTATCAATCGTTCTAGTGATTGTCTTGAGGTTTTTGCCATACTCTAAGACCTTTGGACTGACTTGTCCCACCCCTTGATGGTTGTCATCGTGTTCATGGTAGACATTGATTGTAAATGACTTGATAGAGCTGTCAGCATTTAACCGTGTGTCAAACTCAATCTCAGCACCAAACTTTTTGGCAAGACTTAGGAGTCTGTTGAGTTTGGTATCTGTACCCTCCCACTCAGCAGAAATCTTCTTGTCTGACACCTCATTGATACCGATTTTTAAGAAAGTATAGTTGAGCAAGTCCATTGCCTCACAAAACCCCTTGAAAGTCATAGCTTTAGGTGACTTATAAGGGTTTGAATACTCATTGATAAGCTCAAGGTTTAGGTTGATACCGTGACACTTGATGACTTTCTCATTCTCCTCAATTTTGCGGATGGTATGTAAGTAAGTCCTGCCTTTGTATTGAAATGAGACAAAGGCTTTCTCATTGAGCGCATTATAGGCTCTTTTCTGCCCTGTGTCTGAGATAATAGCTTTTTTAAACACAGTGAAATCAAAGATACTAGACCCTGTCTCAAGGTATCTTATCCAGGTATCATTGAAATAGTTCAATGTATCTTGTTTCTCATTGTCCACAAACGCTACTTTTCGCAAATTTGAGTCATGTATTGTCAGTAACATTGCTATAGATACCTTTCTTTAAATTCCACTGTGACTGTAGGCTTAGTCTTAACCCAGCTTGAACAATAAACCTCCAGCTGACTCTTTCCGGGGGGGATACTCAAGAATTTTGAACCTTGGACAATGTCTACAATCTTCTCAATGCCATCTACTGTGACTGTGTCATTTTCACTGTTAAGTACAATGCTTGATCCGATTGGATAGCGGTTTGGTAAGTCATTGATGACTGATACAAAATCCTTACGATACATCAACTCGTCAAGATATAGATTAGGGATAATTGGCTTTCCGTGAAAAGCGCCTATCGTGACATGGATTTTAGCTGATTTTTTGCCTCTAATCTCAGGAACAACAAAATTATAGTATGTTCCGTTGTAGTAAACTTGGATTTTCTCATCATTTCTCTTGATTTCAAACTGCCCTCTTGATAGAGCAAAAGGGTTTTTGTTTGTATCGCTAGATGAGTCAAAATCCAAAGTCTTGAGAAAGTTATAATCACCAGCGTTATTTGTTGCAAAGACATTAAAGCCACAATATAACCCGCTATATCGCTTGTACGTTTCAACTCCATACAAAAATTGACCGCTTGCATCTGTTACAGTTACCTTAATAAATCCGCATTGATTGATTGACTCTAGCTGATAAGCCAATTTACAAAAGATGTAATCATTTAGAGATCCTTTTTGACCTGTTGAGTCAGCTGGTATCTCCCATGATAGTCCTGTTGAGTAGCTTGCGTTATATGTTCCGCTAAACTGCTCTCTGAGTTTAATGTGTTTTTCCCCATCTGTCGTAGATATTTCAGCTACACCTTTTAGATTTTCTGGGCCATTGGTAACTGAGCTATTTTTCATCGCTCTAGCAAAGCCTTCAGCGATTTTGTCACCTCTAAAATCAAGCAAGACCTCAGAACGCTTGACTGTTTCAGTATCAGCCTCTCCACGATCTCCGACCTCAAGAGCTCCGCTAGCATTGACTAGACCGATATAGCCATTCTCAGCATTATTCTTAACCGTTACGACAGGAAAAGCTGGGACGTTGCCATTATTGACTAAATTAAAAACAACCTTGTCAGGTTGCTCTTGTCCGTTATCAAAGCGCTTATAAGTTGAGCCGTGAGCTACTCCGTCAGGGATAATCAGGTCAAAACTGCCCTTTTGGAACCATCTAGTAACGTTTTCTATATCCACGGAACCAGATACTAGACCCATGTAATACTTGTCAGGCTCGTCTGAAATAACGATCTTGACAGCCTCTGAGGTGTTAAAAATGCCAGCTAGTTTGTGCTTAGCCGTTTCAAGCGTCATGCCATTTCCATATTGCATAGCAAACTTGACTTTGATGGTTTTAGCGCCTGTTCGCACTTCTTGGAGATTAACTCCGACAAGTGGAGCGTCATTTGTGACAACGTGGCGCTCATTTCCTACTGGACGGATGATGTCTATAATGTCAATAACCTCAGAGAGGTCAAATCCATTGATTGTGATTGTGTCATTATTCATTAGATAATACCTCTCATCATGTTATCAATCATTAACTTATCATTTTGATAGTTAGTCATTGGGTCTCCGATTTTAGCAACCAGAGTACCGTCATCTAGTACCATGTTCACAGGGCGCTTGACAGCCTCCTCAGCCACTTCAAGAGCTCTAGTTAGGACTTTGTCAGCCTGGTCACGAATAACCTCGATTTGGCTTGTTTCTGCTCGTTCTGTGAGTGATTTGAGTCTAAACTGACTAGATACAGTATGTTTTCCTAAACCTAGCAAGTCCTCAGCGCCAAATTTGAACGCTGACATCTCTTTCTGAACGTATGCCAGACTATCAACCACATCAGAGCTATTCTGTTCAATACCTACGGCAATACCTTGAGCAATGTATCTACCTACATTGTCTCTAAATAGTCGTGACGGACTATGGATCTTAGCCTTAGCTTGCGCTGCTCTCTCAGCTTGAGCGACAAGCGCATTAGCTGCCGCAGTGACAGCCCCAAGTGCTGAGTACATACCTTGTGCCAAACCTTGGCCGATCATGCTCCCTGCGTATCGCATAGAGCTTACCCCTGACATAGCTGTAGAGCGGATTGAGCTTAACATGGCTGACATTGCAGCCGTTGCTGATCCAATCCCTGAACGGATACCGTTAGTAACTCCGTTAGAAACCCCACGCCCTGCCTGTTGCCCAGCTTGAGTCATCTGAGTTGCTGATTGCATGACCACAGTGACCATCATCATCATGCTTGCTTGCACAGATGATAAAGCCTGAGTCATTGCTGAGCTGATACTTGAGGCGAGTTGAGACATAGCTGATGAGGCTGATGTAGCTGATGAGTTAATCATCGACAATGTAGAGGCCATCATAGAGGCTCCACTTTGAGCCATCATCATTGCATTAGCTAGAGACATCAACCCTACTTGTAGAGCCGTAACGCTTGCCACAGAGCCCCCAAGGCTCGCAAATGAGCTCATGACTGATATAGCAAAGGTGCTCATGGCTGTACTTGCCATTGTCATTGTTTCAGGTAGTGTGCTGAGGCTAGTGCTCAAAGATGTCAAAACCGTAGGTAGTGACTGCATAGCTACGCTTGCAAGTTGAGCAGATGTAGCAATCAACATCAATCCAGTTCCTGCTTGTTGCAATCCAGGACCAGCCGTAGCGATACCAGAGTTAGCAATAGCAGTAAGACCTGCTGAAACCACTGTCAAAGTTCTTGCTAGATCAATTAGATTGAGCCCCACAAGCAACTGAATGCCCTCAGCCATTGCCTTTACACCTAGACCTGCATTCCTTGCAGCCGTTCCAATAGATGTGAATACATTAGCAATCCCATCTAAAACCGTCCTAACTGCACCACCAACCGAACTGATGACTGTTGAAATGCCATTGAATACACTCTCAATACCCTTACCGATACCTTGAGCAGCCGTAGAGATTGACTCTCCAACTGACTTGAAAATATCAGCGATACCTTGTAGAGCAGTATTGATGGCTGTGCCTACAGAGATGATGATATTAGCTATACCATCCATGCCTGTCCGAATACCCTCAGCGATTGCCTGAATAATGCTGATAATCTGAGGCGCATTGCTTGAAATCGTGTTGATAATCAAGGCAAAACCATTGGCTATAGCGTCAACCAGTACGGCTATCCCTAGTGCAGCAACTGCGACACCAGCTCCAATCATCAAGACTGCAGCACCAAAGGCTAGAATACCCACAGCGCCTACTGTCAGTGCCGTACCTAGAGCAGCAGCACCCACAGCAAGCAAGGCAATTCCTGCCACAATAGCGACAAGAGCGATAGCAGCACCAGCGCCAGCTGATGATAATTGTATAGCAGCTTGTACTAAGATATAAACTCCAGCGGCTGCCATCAAGACACCAGCACCAACCATGAGCACGGCTACACCTAACTGCATGACTGAGCTTGCGCTTGCTCCAGCTGTTGTACCGACTGCTGTATTACCTGCACTCATTGCAGCACTTGCTCCAGCATTTGCAGCTTGAGCAGCGGTAAGCCCTAAGATGTTACCAATTAGCCCTATGATTGTTTTCCCAAAATCAAAAGCCGACTTGAGACCTTTTGCGATTGCCACTCCAGTCTGAATGCCTTTGAAAGCCACAGCCATGGTCACTAGAGCCGTTGCTACGTTTCTGATTGTATTAGCGTCAAGCCCTTTGATAAACTTAGCAAATGAGCTCGCCATCTGTGAAACAAAATTGACGATTTTACCAGCTGACTCTCCGATAGTTTCCCAAGGGATGAGGTCTGATAGTTTGTCATATAGATCAAGCGCCGCCTCTGATAAGTCCTTAAAGGCTTGATAAGCGTTTTTAATCGCTCCAGTATTAGAGAAAGCCTCAAGGGCAAATTGAATGCCTGCAGCTAGGTCTTGGATGGCTTTGTTTACCCAGATGATGATATTTCCAACGCCCTCAGTAAAATTGTCAAAAATATTGATGTGACTTGTAAATTCTTTGAATACTGCCATAGCTGTCACACCTATATCTCTGAGTGTGTCAGAAATATACTCAAAGACTCCAATCTTGTTAAAGACTGCAAAAAATTCTGAGACAGTCTCTCCAGCTTTAGCAAATGCACCTGTGATAGTTGAGATAAACCCGTCAATGTTAATGCTCTCTAAAAATGCCCCTAGCTTATCAGCTACACTGTCAAAATTGATTTTGTCCAAAGCGTCTGAAATTGCATTTACTGCCTTGATACCAAACTTATTAAGTTTTTCAAAGGCTGGCATGAGCTTATTAGAGAGGCTTTCTTTTGCCCCATCTATGGCTTGGTCTACTGTTTTGAACTCTGTGGCCATCTTTTGGAAAGCGTCTGAGTTCCCTGCTCGGTTGAGAGCGTCAAAGAAATCCTCAGTTTTAACTTTCCCATCCTGGACAGCTTTTACAAGATCAGCCGTAGACATTCCCATCTCTTTTGCGACTGCAGCCATACCAGCTGGAGCTTGCTCCATCATGATTTTAAAGTCCATCCAGGCGATTTTAGGCTTACTTGCCATCTGTGTTGCCTGAGTTGACAGTGATTTCATGGCTTGGGCTGGGTTTTCAGCAGAGGCTGCAAGTCCACCAAAGGCCTTAACTAGACTGCCTACATTTTTTGTACCAACAGCGTCAAGCTGTGAGTAGGTACTAGCCATGTCAGAGGCTGAGTAGATGGTCTTTGTCGCAAAGTCTTGCATTTCTTCCTTTGCTTTCTTGATTTCCTCAGCTGATCGTCCAAAGGCTTGGAGGTTTCCCTCGAAAGTTTTCCAGGCTTTCTGTGAACTGTTGAGCTCAGAGGCCATTTCACGGATACCACTAGTAATAGTCCCAATCCCTGTAGTAAGGGCCGAACCAATCAAGTTGGCACCAAGGACTGACTTGAATACTGAGCCTACTTTTTGCCCTGCACTTTCAAGTCCACCAAAAAGTGACTTGAGCTTGCTAATACCTGATTGAGCATTAGAGCCATCCATATCAACCTTGATAGTGACTGAACCATCTGCCATTGTGTACCTCCTTTCTAAAATTAGTAGTCAAATTCATCAGGTAGAGCATACTCTTTTTTGAGTTTCTTCATGTTCTCCTTGTACTGCTTACTGTCCCCTTTTTGGGGCTTGTAAGAGCGTATTTTCAGCACCTCAGCAAATTTAGTATCACTAGGCAGGCCATTGAGTAAAGCGTTGAACTTTTTCCAGTGTAGGCTGTTCTGAGCGTCTATGAGGTCAATGCCGTAAGCTTGGAGAAATGATGAGTAAATATACTCAGCGTCGTATTTCAAGCTAAAGAGACGATCTCCTCCCTCAGATTGACTTCTGGAGCGTATCTTGCTTTTGATTGGGTTCCCTGCTAGGTCTAGCACTGGTGCTGTGTCTTTAGCTGGAATAATTCTGATATGCTCCTCAAAAATCATCTTAAAAATTGCTGTAGCTTGTTCAGGAGTTAAATCCTGAGTAAAATCTACATCGGTCAAGATTTGAATAGCCAGGAAAGGCTTGTAAAGCTCGTCAATGTCATCATCATTGATCAGCTCTACAACTTTCAAGACCTTGTTAAAAGCGATATTCATTGGATACACATCATCACCAAGGACTAACTCATCTGTCAATTTCCTTGATAGATCCAGCATGTCAGTCACCTAGATATTTTTTGAGAGCGTCTGTATTATTGCGTTTCTCCCATTCCTGGATGACTCCAGTGATAGCCTCAAGTAAGTAGGCCATTGTGTCCACTGTAGACTCATTAGAGAATGAGTAGACCTTATCAAACGCCTCTTTGTCAAACAGCTCTGTCCAAGAGTCTTTGACTAAGTCTTGTAACGTTTCAAAAGCCTTACTATCCTCTGTCTTAGCTAGTTTTTCGCCCTCAGTTTTAAGGATTGTGCCAAGTTTTTCCATTTTGTGGATGTTTTTGTCGTTGGCTACAAATTCAAGTTTGAACTCTCCAAAGTCAACAGGGATGACATTATCACGTTTTTTAATTACTACCATTTGTTTCTTCTCCTACTAATTTTTAAGTCAAAAATAAAAAGGGGAGCCTGTTCACTCCCCTAGATCAAATCATTAACCGACTACGGCAGACTGTTTAGGTGCTGCATTCCAGCTGATAGTTGCCTCAAAGCCCTCATACTCAGAGGCCTCTCCGCCTCCGATTTTGATACCTGAGACTGTAGCTACTCCGACATATTGAGTCTTACCATCAGACTCTACTACTTTAAGCCAGACATTACGGTCATCTCCAGTTTTAAAGCGCATACCTGCGACAATAGCCTGAGCCTCGTCTTCTTTGATGTAGTCGCCCTCAAAGCTGTATCCATTTTTGACAGATGTTACTACTGTTTTCTTAGTGCCATCACCGTTGTAGTATGCAATGTCATCTGTCTCCTCGTCGTTTTCGGCCTCGGCGGTTGTTACTCCATCCGCAAGCCATTTCCAGGCGTCATTGCTTGGCTCAGTAGCTGGTGCTGTTGGTAACCATGGCGCAAGAAAGTGTTTGCGCTTGGCGTTTTTCATTTTTGGCATTTAGTTCCCTCCATTTGTTTCTAATTTTGCCGTTACATCTAACATGTAAATATAAAAGCCTTGCTCATCACGGTCATTTAGAAATGGCTGTGATACTTCAAGGCCTCTGAATTGATATGAATTGTTTTTGCTAGGTAGATCCAGATTAAAATTAGCAAGAGCATGATTGATGGCCCACAAAATAGAGCTTGTTTTTTGGTGATCAGTCGTTTTGATTGCCACCTCAAAGACAAGACTAATGTCCTGCTTGCCGTTCATGTACTCTTTTAAAATCTTCCCACCTGGCAAAGGATATAGCACTAAATCCTCTTTCTCTGACAAATAGTCAAGTCTACAAGTCAGAGAGAGGTTTAGCGTGTTGATGAAATCTCTGAGGACTTCTGAAAAATCATTGTTATTCACGCTTTTACTCCCATTGCTCTTAGTCCGACTTTCCCCCACTCACTAGAATGTAGAGCCTCAGCTTTCAAGTCCCACCGCTTACCTGTTCCAGGTGTAGTGTACTTCTTAAAGACAAACGTCCTAACCTTGTTGTAGCTTGAGCCGTAAAATTGAGCTCTAGCATAAGGTCCAGGATATTTAACTCCGTCTTTTGTCGCTTGGCCACTTCCACTAAGTTCACCGCTTTTGCGTGGCACAAAAGGAGTAAAGTCAATCAACATCTGATTAGCTATTGCTAACTTCCCCTTAGCTAGTGCCTGAGGGGATACCTTTTTCTCAATGCCTTTTAAATCAACCTTGACAGATACACTTGTTCCCATCAGATACACTCCACTTCATAGCAAAATACTTTTTTCTTGTGTGGATAACTGACAGGAACCACAGAGGTCACTCTGTACTCATGTTCTCCGTCGTTGATAATGGCATTTTCAAAGGTCTTGTCTAAGATGATAGGGCAATATTTAGGGTACACAAATAACGTGCTGGGCTTGGACTCTTTGCGGTTGTTCTTCGTGCCTTGCACTTGATACTGTCTGTCAAACCTAACAGTTTTAAGGGTCACTGGGCTCTCAAATACTTCTTTACCCCATCCGTCTTTTTTTCCTGTGGTTTTCTGAATGGTCACAGTATCAATCAATAACCGTTTATCTATCATAACCTACCCCCCTGTACCCAAAACCTGCTGCTTTTAGCACGTTTAAGGCGTCAAGTGATAGATTATACCTATCACTTTCAAACGGTCTCCCAGTTCCGTTATGATAGCTCACATGAGTCCTACCAAGTATCACAGCAGAGACTGATTGTTTATCATCAGCCGTGGTGATCCCACTAGCGTCCAAATATGCCACCTGAAAAGCCGTGGCTAGCTTGACAGCTTGCTTTCTGTGCTCAATCTCTTTTTCAAAATCTACAAAGCTGTAGAAATTGTTAAGAAAGAGGTTGATAGCAATCTCTGCCCTCTGTAGCAGTTTTTCAAATTCCTCAACTTCATCAAATCCAAAATCATTAAATTCATCTTGTGTTAAATAAGCGATAGTAACCACCTCCAATTAAAAAAGGCGGTGTTATTTATCCGCCTTTTCTGCTTTTTCTTCCTTGTCAGTACGTTCAAAGAACGGACTGAGCTCAGGGTGTGTAATTTCACCTTTGGCGTTGAGCGCCTCAGCTGTCTTGACATCCATGTCATACTCTACATCTTTGTCATAGCTTTGCTCTTTTCCGTCAACGATAAAGACAACGTTTGATGTCGCTTTAAATTTAGCCATTTAGACTACTCCTTTTCTGCTTTTTCTGCTTTTTCTTCTACAACTACCTGAAAACCAATATTACTATTGATTTCTTCTGCTCGTTTTTTAGTGACATCAATTACTGAGCCTTGTTTTACATACTCATCTTTCTCAATGTCCCAAAAATCAGAGATAACTTTAAATTTAGCCATTTAGACTACTCCTTTTCTTAACCAGCTGGGGCCAATTTGGCTTTAAGGATACCTACCTTATTTTCGTCAGCAATATACTTACCGTATTTACCAGCTCCCTGGATTGCTACACCGTAGAAATCGTCTGCGTCAATAGTACGGACAATTTGCAATCCTACACCAGCGACACCAACGCCATCCGCTGCAAACATGATTTGCTCACCTGTTTGGAAATATTCGTCAGGAGTTTCTTCAAGGACAAAGCCTTTGAACTTGTACATAGTTTGATCATCAATGTTAGCTGATGAGTTCTTAGCTGTTGTAGCAAGTTTTGAGTCAATCAAGAAATCATAGACATCTGACGTAACATAAGCAACCCATGCAATGCTCTTAGAAATCTTGTTGTTGACAAATTTCTTGTGAGCTGTAGCGAATGCTTTTGTCACTCCTGCCTCGTCCATTTTGCCCTCGATTGTTGCGCTAGCATTATCAGACAAGGCTTTTGCAAGTAGTTCATTGATGTACTCTGTCTGAGCCAGAGCGTTTTCTTCCAAACGCTCAGCTACTACCTTGTCAGCTACATCATTAACAGTTACATTGTCAATCCCTTCATGGATTGAGATAGGTGCTTCATAAGGTACAGCCTTGTCAATAGACTTAATTTCTGTACGTGCCCCAAAGCGGTTGGTTGATCCTGTTCCAGTTCCAAAAGCTACATTTTCGCCCTTGTCATACTTCTTAACAACGGCTTTTGTAGAGTTGACTTTCAAATGTAACATAGTATCAGAGTCTGAAACTCCGTCAAAGATTTGAATTTGGCCACCAAACGAACGTAGGAAACGTGATCGGCTTTCTGTGATTTTGGCTAGCAAAGCCATATAGTTTTGTGTGAAAATTTTTGTAGACATGCTACTCTCCTTTTTTATTCATATTTGCTCATGATTTCGTCAAAAGCGTCACCCTTTGCGTCTGGACCAGCCGCTGGGTTGCCTCCAACTGAAATCTTAGGGTTAGGCTGCTTGTCCTCAGCTTGGAATAGGTAAGGGCTTGACTCTCTGAGTGAGTTGATTGTGTCCTCTAATTGAGGTTTTCCATCTTCCCCTAGCTCAATCTTGCCTAGGTCAATGAATTTCATCAAATCCTCTGAATTGTGAGCTCCTACGTCTTTCAAAGCAAGGGCTACAGCGTTTGTTTTAGTGATCTGAGCAAGGTTTGCCTCACTATCTAGCTTGTACTGCTCAAATTGGGCTTTTAGGTCTTCAAGCTGTTGTTTGCTCTCAGCACTAGCTCCCTCTTTGGCCTGTAACTCATTGATAGCTTGGGTCTGTTGCTCAAGCTGTTGTTTTAATGTTTCGTTTTCGGCTTGCAGTTCCGACTTAGCTTGTGACTTGGCATTTTCAATACCTGCACCGTACGCTTGCATAATATTGTCAATGACAGCCTTGTCCTCGATGCCTGCCTCAACTAACATTTCACGTTTAAGACTCATGTCTTAACTCCTCCTTTTTTACGTCACATGGACAAATTAAGACAGTTTTACGCCATGCTCTAGGGCAAAAAGAAAAAACCTGATGGATTTCCATAGGTTTATAGTGGTTTATAACAATTTATTGCATGAAAAAAGCGCCTAGATTGTTCTAAGCGCTAGTTTTAGGTTTTCTCATAGAAAAATATCTCTCTGTAAGCTGTCGCTTATTTAATTCTAATTCAAATGCTTTAGCCTCATCTAATGAAAGTAAGTCAAGTGTAATACTGGTTTCCAGTAATTGTTCATCAGTAAACTCTGAAAAATCTAAAGGTTTTTCATCCAGATTTAAAGAGTCAACAAAGTTTAGAGCCTCTGACAAATCCATAATATCACTCCTTTCTTAAATTCATTTCTAAGACAATGCCGCCTTTGTTTTCTTTCATACTAATTATATCATATTTTGCGTTTCTTGGTATGATAATTTCAGACTCAGCGTCATTATCTGTAAAGTATATCTTGCTATCCTTTGGAATGTTGATAATTGTTTTAACACCTCTAGTTTTGAAAAAGTTATATTTTGGAATATAACTGGTTGATGTGTAAGCAGCATTGCTGAAAGTTGCCTCACCAGAGTTTAGCATATCAATTACACTGTCATATTTTTTCAACAAATCAGCGTTACTAGTAATGATCGATTTCAAGTAGCCACCATCATCAAAGCGACTAACTTTTATATTTTTCAACGCTCTATTTCTTTCAATAACTCGATCAAGCGTTGAAACCACTTTGCTCTCTTCTTTGCTAAGCGGGATGGTGCCATTACTTCTGAGCGCTCTATTAATATCAAAGCTCCTATTTGTGGCGATATAGCCCATACTGTCAAAGTCTGGAGCATAGATAATATTACGCTCAGTTTTTGTGATTTTTCCACCTGCTTTCTTAAATGCAGGTATTTCATCCTCTTTGATGTAATGATGTTCTGCCATCTTCTTCCTGAGTTTGACCTCTTTCTCAGCTTTACTAAATGGGTCATCATAGTATTTCTCTCTAGCATAATCTCTATGTAGGAAAGGGTGCTGTTTGAGATAGTCTCTCACGGCTCCCTGCTGGATCCTAACCTTGCTCTTATACTTGTCTATCAGCTCACTGTCTCCCAGTTTTTCTGCCACATGCAGAAATTCCTTAGACTTCCTGATAGACCTCTCTAGGGCTCTCTGCTTAGCTTGTACGTTTGCATTGGCTATAGCCTCCTCAGGTGTTAGGTCTTTCAAATGGTCAGGTAAATCAGGCTTGTAGTTGACCCCTGGGATGTATGGTGTCATCTCATGAGTGCAATTTATCCCCTGACAGCCAGCAGAATGGCCGTAGCCGTAATCAGCTAAAGCTAGGACACGCTCTCCATTTACTTCTCTAGCAACTCCAGTAGTTACTATCTGGTGCTGCAAAGGAGCGCACATCTCTCTTGCTGTGGCCTTTTTGTGATAGTAAAAGGTATCTATCCCCAACTCCTCAGCCGGAGCCATTCTGACCTCACGATAGACACGCCAAGCCGTCGATTTGATGACTTGCCTAGCGTATGTGTCAGCTTTCCAATGCTTGCCTTGGCTATCAGTAAATCCGTAAAAGCCTTTTTCAGCCCATTTCATGACTGTATCAGAGATAGCTTTGTCTGATGTAGTGAGTCCTGTGACAACCTTAGCCACGCTCTCCTGGACTATGGACTGATAAACCTTTCTCACACTCATTGGTAGAGTGGTATTGATGAGGTTGTCTATATCACCCATAGCTTGATTGACATAAGCTGCTAGATTGGTCTGAATGAGCGAGTTACCAGCAAAGGAGCCTCCACCAGTCACCTCTAAAAGTTGCTGTTTGGTGTCTTTATAGACCTTATAGCCCTCATTTTGGATAACATGCCTAAGCTGTTCCTCAGCAATACCTGAACGATCAGAAATAAGCTTGACATTATCCTCATTGAGCAACCCCATCTCATTCATTTTCTCCAACTGCCAAATATAAGGGTTTTCCTCAAGGCTAGCAGAGCCACGCTCTTTGATACGGTCTATAACCTGGTCAAAAAGGTCAAGAGTTAGCTGATGATAGATGTCTGCAACCTGACTAGCGTCAAGCATTAGCTGCTCATCATTTAGCTTGATTGGTTTCTTCTTAGTCATACCGTACCCACCTCAAAAACCTGCTTGGTGGTTTAATAAATAACTTGGCTGGGTTGAGTGGTGGCAAAATAAACCTAAACAGTTTTTTCATGCTACTCTCCATACACTCCTACATCTTCAAGACTGCGCTCTCCACTCGCCTCATCAATAGCATTACCACTGATTTCAGCTTTGATTTGTTTAGCTTTTTCAGGCGTAACATTGAGCACCTTTTCAATGGCCATGACATCCGTAGCAAAACCAGCATTTACAACCTTAACCCAATAGTCAAGCTCGGCATTTCGGTCTGTAAAGACTCCATCGTCCAGATTGATGCTGATTTTCTCCATGTCAGGGATGTTTCCCTTATAGAGCCCGTAGGCTTTGCCTAGCTCTAACATTGAGATAATGAGCTCTTTCAGTGACTGCTCTACTAAGCTGACAATGCTATTTCTCATCTGATAAGTGTCAGAGTTCTCTGAGACAACCTCAGTAGCTGTTTTCAAGCTCTTGCCATCAAATGTGAACGTGCCAGAAGATACTCCTATCTGCATTTCAAAGATTGCTAGGATCTTATTGATGGCTTTGATATAGTCATCTGATCGGATAGGCGTTGTAAGGTCTGTAATGCCTACACCCTTATCCATATCTCCTGAGTCAATCTGTTCATAGACGTTACGTCCTGCCTCAAATTCACGCTTGACTGTGACGTTCTCGCCATCTTGATTGTACTCAACCTTAATCATTTGACTAGGGACGGCCACTCTGCGCTGACCCATCTTAATCTCCCACATAAACTCGTCATAGGTCGTATTAAGAAAGTCCATTGTAGTCTTGGCATTGTCAAAGATAGACAACCCAAGAGCTGAGTTAATATCCTTGTTGTTCATCCCTGGAGTTTTCAGATAAGTAAAGAGTGGACGACTCAAGCCGTTCAGGTCTACCACTTCCTCAAGATCCTCATAGAGAACTGAGAGAGGCACCCTAGAGCCTACAACGTTCTTATTATCAGATTTGTAGAGCTCGTTAGTGACCGTGTACTTGTCATCCTTGCCCCATTCGTGCAACTCAATCAGCGTGTAAAACTTCTGCTTGTTACCCTCTGACTTGATTGTCTTAGTGATAATAGCAGCGCTAGAGACGTCCTGTGTGTTATTTTGCAACGGCAAAAAGACAGGCGCTTGAATGAAAGAGACTCTTATCTTGTCTCTATCGACGTATGGCCTCATGGCCAATCCACCAAGTGCCAAACCACTCTCCAGGTAGCGCTCAAAGTTCTTGACAAATCGGTCATCTTGTAGCTGTTTCTGAATGAATTTATTAGCGTCCTTGTCGTCTAGCTTGATTTCAGCCTGCTCATTAAATACTAAGCTTGCAATCTTCTTAGCTGCTGTACGTCCAATAGGTAAATGGTTGAAAGCTCTCTTTTGAGGATTGCCGTTACTGTCGGTGTATTCAATCTGTGGATAATGTCCTGCATAATACTTGAGATTTTCCCTAATGCGGTCATATTCTGTGGATGACACTGCTATTTTAGGGTGATCAGTGATATTTGTTAAGTTCTGTGCTGTCATCACATACTTGCTCCTTGTAAAAAAATTCTTGATAGTCTGTACTATTCCCATTGTTAGCTCCTTTAGGCTTTTAGTCTTAGCTCTCTAGCGTTGTCTAGGACAAAATACTTGAACTCGTCCACCGTGTGGTCATCTTCCTTGATGACTTTTGGATCATCAGTATTGAGTGACTTATCATCATATCGGTACATCTTATGCTCTTCAACGAAAACCCTATTAGCAGGGATGTCAAGATAGTAGAAACGCCCCTCAGCTAGTAAGCTAATAACCATGTCAATCATTGTCTGATTTTTCTTTTTGGCCACTGGGTGCCAGCGCTCACCGTAATCTTTAAAGTACTGATTTCTCAAAGCTCCCTCCGCACTATCAATAGTCATCTTGAGCTTAGGGACTCTGTAGGTCTTCATGACCTTATCTATAAAGTCATGGATCATCACAGAGAGCTCACTAGGCGCCTTTTTGATGGTCTTGCCAGCTGGACTATAGTAAAACGTATCAAGCAAGATAACATTACCCTTGGCAGTCAAGCCATAAGCCCCACAGGCCGTTGCTGATTGTTGGTGTCCTGTATCCAGGGCAAATGATATGCCTATCACTTTGTCATCATCTGGGAGGCTCTCTAGTGGTTTAAAATAGCTCATGTTATAAACATGATTACCTAAACCGATTACCTCGCCCAAATACATCCATCTGTAATAGTCAGGATCTGTCTCCTTGTAGCGTTCTATCTTGTCTTTCATCTGCTTAGACAAAAAACCTAACTTGTCATCAAGGTAGGTGCTGTGATGTATCATGTAAGTTGGGTCACTAGCTTTCTCAGCAACCCACTCATTTATCCAGTCATAGGGATTTCTTGGAGGGTTGTATGTGAAATAGACTTTGACCTCTTTGCCGTTTGGCAGCTCTTGACGGATGAAAGTATCCTCAACTATATCAATGTCTTCACGACCTGCAAACTCAGCCAATTCCTCAAACCATACGGCCATGACATAGCCTTTGGCTATCTTCTGGGATTTGAGTTTCATTGGATCGTCTACACCGTAGAAATAAAAAGCTGTACCTGTTTTCTTGTGGGTGATTTGTAAGGGTGATTTCCCAAACTTGAACTGATTAGCGAGACCCATCTCATAGATGGCCCATCTAATCTGCTCATACACTGACATTCTCAAGTATTTCCCTACTTTGCGTAAGACTACCACATTCCCGTTAGGGTCATTGATAAAGTCATTTACAAGGTCAATGGATACAACAGAGGACTTGGTAGAGGCACGACCACCCTTGAGCACTATATGGCTCTTGAGTGTGTAGAGGACTTCATCAAATACTGGGTTAATCAGTTTCGCTAGGTTCAGTATTGCCATTATACTCACTCCTATCAAATGTAAATCCAGTAATGACCGTGTCGTCATCATCATTAGAGCCTAGCTGAGCTTTGAGGTTATCAATCCTCAAGCGTTGCTCCTCAGTGACAAGAGGGGAGCGTGTGAGCTCGTCGTATGTCTTAATCATACTCTTAAGCTCTGACTGAGCCCTTGCCATTGCAGCTAAGGCCTTGCCTTGCTTATCCCATGATGTATGAATTTCATAGCTTGCGCCACCTTTTGCTGTGGTAGCTATAAGTACGCTTGTAGTATCATCAACGTCCTGAACGTACAGAATGCGCTGAGCATGTAGTAGATTAGCATAGGTCAGCGTGATATTTTCCCAGAGTATATCTATAGGCTGTTTTTCCGAAAGCTCTTGCGCTATCTCATATACCTCTTGAGGCAAATACTTAGCAAACAGTCCATGTTTGAGGGCATTAGTATTCCCCTTAGGTGCTCCATGCCCTAAAGCGTTCTTACTACCCTTAGGAGCGCCCCTCGGATTTTTGGAGCGTTCCGTATTTTTCTTTTGGAACGTTCCTTTTATTTTAGGTTCCCATTTGTCTTTACTTTTCCAACCTCGGACAGTGCCAGCTGAAACACCCAAACGCTCAGCAATCTCAATCAGTTCAATGTTTCCATTGTTCTCTGAATAGATTTCAAATGCTTTGTCTCGGTTGGGGTCTCTTGCTCTACCCAAGACTAAACCTCCTGTATTTGTTTATTTTGTAAATCAAAAAAAGCCACACGATGTGCGACCTTTCTGCAAGACGACTACAACCTTGCGTGTTAATTAGAAATAAATTTTCTGATTTATTTTTTGTAGTCATTAACGGCGATGCCCGGAATCGAACCGAAGGAAACATAGGAGAGAAACCACTTACCTGTCACCGCCAAAACGAAGCCGAAGCTTCGGAAAAATATAATAAAGTATAAAGGAGACGTCAATTGACCTATCACTTGACAATACTATTTTACCATGTAAAATAAGCCATTTCCTAGCAATTTACTTGCAAATATCTCCCAAAAATTTACGAAAGACAATCAGCTTACCTTTTCGATAGGCTTCCGCAAATTCCAAAGCACCTCTGCTAAGCATGCGGTAGAACTCACTCTCAGAATAGCCTAAATCCATATAGATGGCCTTGTCTGATAATTGGATTTTCATATCCATGTACTTCTTTGCGATAACCTGCCGAACATATGGATCCATAATGCAGTTCACAGCTCTCTCAATTTCCAAAACCTCAGCCTCTGCATCCACATGTTCGATAACCATATTCTCAGTAGCTGTGTTCTTACCAGTAAATGTCTTTGGTTCAAATGAGTAGGTCGTTGTGATTTTAGGCAAATACTCAGCGCCTGCCATTCGGACATACGAGCGATAACTCTCTAGAACGTCATAGACATTTTTCTTGGTAAATTGCACGTCAACTCTTTTTAATAACCTCACAACATAGCTCCTTTATGATATAATATTTTTATCGGATATATCACAAAGGAGTCAGCTGTGCTGGCTTTTTTATTTTATTCTTTATTCGTGATCACACTACCTGCACCGTTAACAGTGACC